CAGCAAGGCGATAAACTCCGGAGGCGTCATTTACCAAATCCGTGATAAACAAAGGCGAAGTACGCGAACGCCGCCAGCACGGCGGACAAGATGCCGTAAAACGTCCAGCGCCCGAAGCTGGCAAATTGCGTGTCCAGCCATTCGTCGATGGCTTCCTTGATGATCTTTTTCTTTTCGTCGTCGTTGTCGATAGGTGGCATGATCTTTTGCCTTTCGTGATGGTGATGAGTCATGATTCAATCCGGATAAAAATGTGCGACATGGCCTTCCATGATCGGCGTACCCTCCTTCATGTAACGTTGCGCCTCAAAATCTGGAAAAGTGAGCGCATGGATTCCCAATGCGCCCGTGTGATGCAACTTGCACAGCAAGAGCCCGTTGGCACGCGCATCGTCGACGAAGGCTACCGGATCGCTGACATCAAAATGCTGCCAATCGAAATCAGGGAAATCGCGACGGATATTGCTGCGCTCACCGAAGTCGATCTCGTTCATAAAGCAACGCTCGATATGGCTGTGGTGTAGCTCGAGCGGTTCTTCATGTGTGTGCGGCTTGTTGCATATCCAGCAGCGACCACCTGCCGCAATCAATTCCTTGCGCGTGCGCTCGAACAAGGCGGTTGCAGTACGCGGTGCATGATCAGCAACGAAAAAGTCTTCGTGCAGTGTCCTTTTCATTTCATGAAAACCGGTTGGTGCATTCATGCTGTGCTCCTTTCATTCGAACGTCGAACAAGACAAAAAAAAGCGCCCACATGGGGCGCTTGCTGTTGAACATGAACGTCGTCAAGGTGTGAACGAGTAAGTGCCAATCTCTTGACCTGCGAGCGAGACGTTGATCGTCGCAAAAGTATCGCTACCCCACGACAAATTGCTGGCCGCGCTGAAATTGCCGTATTCGCTGGTCGAACCCAGGGCCATCGGCCCCACCGTTCTGCCGGATGGCGAATAAGTGATCGTCTGGGAAACGACGGAGCTGGCCCAGGAGTTGGCAATACTCAGGGTGACGACACCGCTTGGCGAGATGCCTGGTGTATAGGAATACGTTGGGTTGGCGCCGAAGTTCGAGAAATTGAAATTGGCGACATTATTCCCGTTGACATACAAGTTCACATAATCAGTCCACGCATTGGCCGCCCACTGCGCCGTTCCGGTATAACTGAAATTGCCGTTCGCATCCGTCATGCCCAGCGGAATCTGGGTACTGCCGATCAGGATATTGCCATGCGCATCGTATTCGTTGTTTTCGTATGCGACGGTCACATTCGGTATGGAATTGCGGATCACCAGATAATGGTGCTGGCCGTTGTAGGTATCCGTCGGAGCCCAGCTATATGACGGGCTTGCGACGGTAGCAGCGATCGTATAGGACGATGACACTTGCGCCGTGTTGTTCGCCGCATCCGTTGTCTTCACGGTAATCGTATGGTTGCCGACACCGATTTGACCCGCATTGCCGCCGGAATAATTGACCGTCGGACCAGGCGTGATAGAAATAACCTGCCAAGCGCCACCATCGATCTGGTATTGCACCGACGTGATATTGCCAGCACTGGAAGAAGCCGTGCCACTGATCGCAACCGCCACCGAATTATTGCCAACGATACTGCCGTTGAACGGTGTCGCAATCGAGATGACTGCATGACCGACGGCATGGCCGAAGAACGCTGCATTCAAGTTTGCAGGAACTGTCATGAGCGCCCCGCTACGATACGTTGTTGACTGCCGACAGGACGATGGTGCCGTCCTGGTCGACATAGTAAGCAAAGGTATCGCGGCCATTGGCGCCGGCAGTCAATTGCGCACGCGTACCGTTTGCACCCTTGAAACCGCTGGCCTGGGTCAAGGTATAGCCACCTGTGCCGTTCTGGAAGAAGCTGATCAAGCCGGATTGGCCAGGCGTGACATTCGCTGGAATGCCCAAGGTGAAGTTCCCGCTAATTCCCTGCGCACCACCGGGAGCGCCGACGGCGAAGTTATTACCTTGCGCGAAATTCAAGGTCAACGTGCCATTCGCTGTCGGTGCCGCTACGCTGACGAATTTTCCTTGCTGTGCCGCCGTCCATTGTTGGACCGCGGCAAGCTGCGCATATCCTGTCAGAGAGGTTAGGATATTGGTCAAGTTAATGCCGAGAAAAGGCGCACCCGGGTAAACCGATATATTGCTCGATACAATGCCAGTCTGGCCGTTAGCTACCGTAACCACCCACAAACCGGTATAACCCGCGTCTGGCGCCGGTGTGGCCTGACTGCCGGTAGTTGCTGCCGCGCCAGCCTTCGCCACCAGGATGCATTGCCCCTGGCGCTGTGTCGGTTGCGGTTGTCCGCTGTTGTTTTGCCCGGTCAACGGCTGGTTGGGATTAGCCGAATTGAAGTAAGGCAGAACGACGGTATTAGTGTCGTTATCCTGGTAGATCGCCTCAATCAGATAATTGATGCTATAGCCGCTGGTGGTCGGCGCCGAACAATTCAGCGTCACCGCCTGCATCGATATCCCTTGCTTCAGGATCTGATCAGAAGTGTCGGCAGGCAAGATACCGTAAGGCGTGACATCGACATCCTGCATGCTATAGATTTCGCCAGGCGCGATATTGACCGCCAGCGATGCCGGGCTGGTTGGAGAGCAAGCCAGGCCATTGACGCTGGTGGTGGTACCGAGGACGGCCGCTGCCAGCTTTGACAAACCTACCATTGCTGCGCGCTGTGCAAACAGGAAATCGGTACTGCGTCCCTGCTCTTGCGAATAAACGATGGAACGATCCATGTAACCTCAAAAATAAAAAAGGCCGCATCATGCGGCCTGTGGTTAAGCGAACTACAATTACGGAGAAACCGGCGCATCGACGATGCGCAGCCAGATGACAGTGCCCACCGCACGCGTCGCTTCCACTGCAGCGATGATCGCCGCATCGGTGAGTGAACTGGGTGGATTGTCTGACCAATACGCGTTCTCGTCGAAGCCGAAGCGCACCGTATCCAGCTCTGCAAGCGAGATGAGATTGCCTATCGGTCGGTATACGGTGACGAAGGACTGATAAGGCAAGGGATCGCCCCATCCGCCACCAACTGCGGTACCGGCATCCCAATAGAAGCGCCCGCCCCAACCGCCGGAATCGGTCGTATTACCCGGTTCGAAAATCGTCGGTGCCGCGCCTGTCAGCAGTGTCAAGACCTTGGCCATGTCGGCCCGCGTTGGTCCACGCACAAACAAGTTGGCGAGTATGCGCGAGCGAAACGCGCTATCCGTCTCCAAGGTCAAACGCGGCAGGCTGGTGCCGAAGAAATCATGGGAAATCAAATCGAGGAAACCGTCGCTTGCGGTCTTGATACGCGTCTGCAAGCTTGCATACGTGATCTGCGTATAGGCACTCGACAACGCCCACGAAGCGCCTTGCAAGGTCGCATCGAAGTTCGGTGAAGCCTGAAACCACGAACGTGGGATCAGCGTCTTGATCCGATTGAACAAATCGGCTTGACTGCCGACAGGCGGCGCCGTCGGCAGCGGCGTGACTTCGTCCCAGAAGTCATAGCCGCTGTCATAACGCGAGATGTTGTCGTCCCAGTTGGTTGCCATGGCTTATCCTCTCACTGTATTTCCTGTGCTCCCAATCGCATAATCGCGATGGATATTCATGATTATTTGATTCTTTCGATGGAAGCAATGGCATTACCGCCGTTGCCTGATGATGCCGATGAATTTCCCGAAGCACCGCCAGAGCCGCCACCGAAACTGATGCTGGAACTACTGGCGGAAAAACTACCGCCATATGTGCACACACCACCGCCGCCGGCGAAATATACCGCGCCATTTGTCGCCGTATTGCCAGCTCCACCGCTGCCACCTTGGCCTCCCCCATAACCAACAGCCGTGGTGATGGCAGCACCATATCCCGGACCGCCCACTGCACCTGTCAGTGCACGCCAAGGATCAAAAATCGAATCGAATCCCGTGGCTCGTATCACACTATCAACACTTTCTCCATTGGCAAGTCCAAGCATATTGACACCGGAAGTTGCGCCAGATTCCGCCCCTCCTTGCCCCGCACCGCCACCTAGCGAAAGACCAGTTGATGCCGCGGTGACCGACGCACCCGAATATCCATAGAACGAACCACCACCAGCGACACAATTGCTCCCAGTACCAGTAGAGGTCGCCGATCCACCAGCACCACCCACGCCAAAAGGACTGCCGGGAGCGCCGCCGCCACCTGCGGTGTTGCCAACGCTATTGGTATTGAACGAAGCAGCACCGCCGGCTCCACCGATTTGGTTGTTTGTTCCTCCCGACGCCGCACCACCAGCACCACCATTTATGTTAACGGAATTGCTCCCACCACCTGCACCACCGCCGTTAGCGGTAAGCACTGTGTTCAGCCAAGTAATTGTTGACGTACCACCCACATTCCCAGCGCTGCTCGGTACGGTGGCATACGGAGGAACAGACTGCGCATAGCAATACACACCAACACCACCAACTCCTAGTGTTATCGTTAATGTTGTCCCACCCGAAATATATACATCATCTTCCACGAAAGCCCCACCGCCACCACCGCCTGCAGCTCCATACAGTCTTGAGCAGCCGCCCGAGCCGCCTGCGCCAAGCAGGCTGATCCGATAAGTTCCAGAAACCGGAATTATCACCGTTTGCGATGCCATATAGAAGCGAGTCGGTTGTAGCAGGCCACCGCCAAAGTATTGGGAAATGTCGCCGGCGAATACAGCATGATGGTATAAAACCAGTGCTATCAAGGTCGCCCAATGTTTGAATCGCTTATGCACTATCGAACCCTCCATCCAGCCAAAGCCGTGTAATACATCAAACAAAATGAGATATCTGGAGTCGACACCGTCATGCTGGACGATGTGCCCATGATATTTGCGCCATTCCCTGCAATTGTCAGCATATTGGTCCCGAACAATCCAGCGGCATCCACGACACACACTTGGGCGAATTGCGAAGGCGAAGCAGGCAAGGTGATCGTAAAGCTCCCCCCACTGGTGTCAGCCAATACATTATCACCAATACCTGCTGTATAGCTGGTGGTCTTCACCACGAAATTCGATGGGTAACCGCCGCCGACGCCATTGGTCGCCGCAGTCACACGTCCGTCTGCGCCGACTGTGATATTCGCGCTCGAATACGATCCTGCCGCGACGCCACTATTGTTCAGCGACGTCGCGCAACTTCCCACGCTACCAAGTACTGCCCCCGTCAATGCGGGGAGTTGTGAACAAGCAGCCGAGCCGGACAAGTTGGCAAACGACGGTTGCGCCGATTGCGGCGCACCTGCGGAACTGATCCCCGTCAGGAATTGATTGCTCACTGGTGCCAAAGATTGAACACCGCCGAGCGTAGAACTCGTCGGCAGTGGCAAATCGACGCCGCTAAGAGCGCGAAATGTCGGTGCGGCTGCTGAGCCTACAACCGGCCCTGCAAATACCGCATTGGCGTTTTCCGGAATCAACGCCCCAGTCAGCGTGCCAGCCCCCGTGACGGGACTTCCGCTCACCGAAAATATCGATGGCAGCGCCAAGCCAATATTGGTGACAGTACCACCGCAGGTGTCCGATAACACACCGCCAGTCAATCCTAGACAGGTGCCCAAGGACACCGTTGCAGCTTGTCCGGCAATCGCCGATCCGCCAAAGAGTTGCGATGCATTCGGCGCGGTGCCGCCGTACAAAACTTGTGCACCGGTATTGGCAACGCCGCGCCAGGTCGCGTTCGTCGCATCATAAGTCATCCAGAAATCGCGACCTGGCGGAATGACGAAAGTGGCAGCGCTATTGATGGTTGTGCCGGCTCCCGCCGTCAGCGTAATCGACGCAGACGCGTCGACATTGGCGATATTGAGTTGCGTGCCATTGGACAAGCCCGTAGCCGTCGATGCTGGCAAGGTATCTGCCATCGCAATACCGGCATTCGAGCGCCGCGTCTTCTTGAAGAAATCCGTCGTCGTGTAAGTCTTGCTGGTTTGATTGAGCGATTGCACCGGTAGCAGCGACTCCAGCAAGCCGGTGCCGGGATTATTGACCGAAGCCCCCAACGGCAGACTGGCTGGTGGTGTCGCCCACGTGTGTGTCGTCGCATTCAGGTAAGCTGTCGCAACCCACTGGTTGCCATCCCATTCTTCCAAGGTATACGGCGTGCCAGACGTGTTCAACCAAAGTTGTCCCAACAACGGCGCCAATGGTGCCAGGCCGCCGTTGTTTTGTCCGGTCAAATTATTGATATCGCCATAAGCCGCCGCGAAATTGGCGCGTATCGGCGCAGATGATATCAACGAGTTGGGTGCGGGTATGGAGGTGTTGATTGTCGATCCCGCCGCGAAAGCAACGCCCGACAATGCCGTGACAAATAATAAAACCAAGTTACGCATGAACTCCTCTCAAGGATTGACGGTGACGTTGCCGCAGACGATGTACTGCTGCGCCGTCACCACAAGATCACTGGTACTGCCGTTTAACTGCATGCCGCTGACCTCAACGACACCCGGCGCGCCATACGCAATCGCATACAGTTGCGACCAATACAGCGATTGTCCCAAAGGCAGCGATGCAATGAATTGCTGGATCGCCGTCGTGATCGCCGAGGCGACTTGTGCATTGGTATAGCCGGGCGCGGCCGTGACGAGCATCGCGATATTCGCCGTCAGTGATGTCGCAGCGAAGACGCCGAAGCTCACACCCAAAGGACGAATCGCATCGATGGCAGCGTACACTGCCGCGATTTCCGACGCTGTGCCGGGATTGATCACGACATAAAAATATCCCGGCTGCGACGCACCACCATACGAAAGATTTTCAACCAGGTCGTACTGAATCCCCTGCTGAAGATTCGCAATTGCCGATCCGACCGCTGACTTGATGCCTTGCCTTAACCCCTGTATGTACAAGAGAAACCGCGCACGTAAAGCTGTGTCGCTTTCCTGATCGACGCCGTTGATAAAGGCATTGGGATTAGCCACCGTGTCGACACCAACAATCGCCGACGAGATGACAGTCACCGTATTAGCCAGCACATTGCCTTGCGATCCTGCATTCGCAGCCTGCACCGTCACGTTGCCGCTTGTGACCGTGGCCGGTATCACGTATGCATTAAGCGTCGCGTTGAACAAGGGTTGTGTGCTGTCTGCGATTACAACAAACGATTGCGTGCCGTCGGACGTCGCCACCGTGGAACCGACAGCAATCGTCGCCGCGTTGGTGGGCGTGAACCGCGAAAAGATCACGGTGCCGCTTGCCTGAACTGCAGCTTCGCGCGTCAGGCCAAAATCGCCGACGAAGCTGTCAACATCACTACCGCTTGATGTCGACAAACGCGTGGTTGTCAGCAATTGCATCACCAGCGATTGCAGCCACATCGATACACCTGCAATGGCCTGCACCCGCGCCAATTCCAACGAGCCGACCACGAAAGTCAACACGGAAGAGCAGGCAGCTTGAATCGCTGCCACCTGCTGACGCACCAGTGTCGTGAAAGATAAGGTATTAATTGCCATCGTCTACGTTGTGATTGAAGGTGGTGGAGCAACAATGGTCACAGGTTGCCTGGTCGGTGCATACACATAGATGATCTGCGTCGACAACAGCCCCGTCGCATCGGATTGAAACGTCACCTGCGGCGCTGGTTGCCGTTGCACGTCTGCTTGCTTGGCGACGATGGAAGTGATCAGTGCTTTCAATTCCGCAAACTTCGCCGCCGATAGTGCCTGTCCGATATAGCGTCCCAATCCGGCACCGTAATCCGGTTGCCAGACGTAATCGCCTGGCGCCGTCATCAATTCACGCAAAATGCGTTGATTGATTTCGAGGATGCCGGATGCGGACGCGTCATCGCCGCTGGCCGCGAATTGGATATCGAGGCCATACCAATGAAATTCTCCTGCCATGAATGTATCCCTGTGTTTATCCTTGCGGTGTTGCGGTCATGCTGCCGCCTGATTGCACACCACCATGTACATGCTTATCGAGACTGATTCCGTTGCCGATGACGTCGCCGCTGGCGGTGATGCTGCCGCTAACTTGCAGATTGCCGTTTTGCGTCAACGTCGGCGTGGTCAACGTGATGCCACCGGGTGCATTCATCGTGATCGTGCCGTCGTTATTCAGGCGGATGAACGAGCCCTTGCTATCGACCAGTGCAGCCTGCCCCGCTGCAACCATCGGCGGCAGTGCGGTCACGTTGAAGCAACGGCCACCGACCAACGCTGCCTGCACGCTGCCATCGATGAAATCGAGTTTCACCAAATCGCCGATGTTCGGCCCGAACACCGCGCCGAAATTATTCCCGACCCAGATCGCCGCCAACGGAATGAATCCCGTCTCTATGCCTTCCGGCTGCAGCATCACTTTCACCGTGTAATTATTTGGATCGTAGCCGGTGATATGGCCATACTTGGTCAGGGTGATGTTGGACATGAATTCCGACACCACCCGCTTCATCTGATGAATCATGAGATCTTCACCTTCTTTTCCGACGACCCCGTCTGACAACTCAAGGTCATCTTGTAGCCACTGCTATCAAAACTGCGACTCACCTTCGCGATCTGATAGGTATCGTCCAACAGCGTACCGGTCCCGCTGACGACCACCGGCGTCCAGGGAAACAACACCGTATCTCCCGGCACCGTTGCCTCCAGCTTCAATTGATGCTTACCCATTTCTTCGACCAGTTGCTTCGCCTTCTTCGAACATTCCGCTTGCGAAAGATTGGGGAAGGAATATTGGACAGTTTGGGTCGTCTGTACTGACTGCGCCCCCGTCCCGATCGTAAGATTGGGATTGGTCGACGTTGCCGTCGCCTTTGATTTCACATTCTTCTGCCCGTCGTGACTGCTCACCGACAAGGAGACATTGCCCGCCAAAGTCATGTTGTGCGACAGGCTCAACTTCTGCGCATTCGCGATCGGATAAGGCCTATCCTTGGTGGGAGGCTGAAATACGATGGAATACGGCTCATTGCTGATTACACCGCCCAAGGAACCACATCCGAAACTACCGAAGTAAAGTACCTTGCCCAACACAAAGCATTGCATGGTTTCGCGCTGCGCCAGAAACGTCATCAAAGTCCATGCGGTCGTCTGCTTTTGCAACTGCACCACGTCGGCGCTGGAAAAACTGCCTATCGGTGTGTTTGTTGGATCAATGTTGGCAGTCATGCCTTGGAGTTCATCTGCTGCACTCATGTCATTGAATACCTTTTGCACGACTTGACTCGACGTCAGATTCCTGAAATCGCCACTGATCTTCTTGTCAACGAATCGCGCCGCCAAATCACGGCCCGTCAACGTCAACGTCATCGTCGCCGGATCTAGACTCATATCGTCGATACGTGCAATCATCAACGACGTCAAATCATCGGTGCTGTAGCTAGCTCTATTGGGTGGAAAGCCGACATAGACCTCGACGCAGATTTCAGTTTGCATATACCACCAACTCCAATCCTCGTATGGCGCAGCGACTGTGACGTGGATGGTTCCGACCTCATACACACCACTGTGCTCAATGGTCCAACTGGTCCATTTCAGCATCTTGTCGCCAACCATCAAAATACTGCGCGGCGCGCGGCCTGATCCGATTGAAGAAATGGAATTGATCATTGCGGCACCGTCACAATATGAAAGCCCGTCATCATCGGGTCGCCGATTCCGCTGGCACCTGCAATATCCGTCCAGCGTGTTGCATCGCCATACTCTTGCGCGGCCAGTTGGTAGAGATTGCCGCCGCCAGTGACGATCTGATTATTCCCTGCCGGGTCGGCCACCAGACCGAGATTGTCTTGCATGCGATAAGTCAGCGCATTGAGTTCATAAAGCGATGGCAATTGCGTCGCCGCATTGCATTGCGCGACTAAGGCATTGACCTGACCGGACATCGGTTGCTCCGGATCGATATAGCCCAATGAAGGCAGCGCCTCGATCGCTTGTTCGTTGTTGGCAATCGCGGCTTGCGCCGAATTCTGCAATACGGCCAGGGGCGCGTGCGCCGCCAGGATTGCTGCATTCGCCGCCACCGACAACGTCGAAAACGGCCCCACCTGCGGCCCGCTTTGCGGCACACTCAAAGACACCAGGCCATTGGCAATCGGGTGCACCGCATTGGTCACGTTCACAATCGCCGTGCTAACCGCTTGCGCCGCCGCAACGATGCTTTGCAGATTGATTTGTGACGACAATTGCGTTACCGTGGCGCTATCCTGATTGAGTGCATCGTTGGGCGAAGGTTTGGCAGGCACCGCAATCGCAGCGACCTCATCTTCCACAACCTGGCAACTCATCGAATACTGAATCCAGAAGCGCTTGTTGAAATCTGCCTTGAATTCAGAGATAACCACCGTGTACTGGAAAGATTCCCAGGTGAGGCGGCACACATTGCCATTACGCCGTACCTGGTTCAAGTACTGCGCCCGGTCTATGGCATTGGGGCCGTAGAAGATGCCGCTCCAGGTAATCGTCGCATCGTCCGCCCCCAATGATTCGACAACACGCAATCCGCCCACCATCTTTTGCGTATTGAGCATTTGCGTGCCGCCGAAATTGATCTTCTCGGGAACTTCCGTGCCGGCGAACTCAAAAGCACTATCGTCATTTCCCAAAACCTGAAGTTTGAGAGTCGTCGCTTCATTCATGGTAAATATCCAATCGAGCCGGAACCAAATCCGTAAAACGCTGCTGAGCCATTCATGCCGGTCGTGCCCATCGAGTAATTCGATACAAGGCGCGAAGCGACTTCCTTGCCATCGACATAAACAGCCGCATTCACATAAGGTTTGATGCGTTCGGCAAAACTATCCAACATCTGCCCCATTTGCGCCAGATAATTTTCCGCGATCGACTTTTGTCGTTCTGCGTCAGCCTCCCGGTTCGCTTCCGCAGCATGTGGGTTCTCCACTGCCTTGCCGCCTATGTATGCTGCTTGCACGTCGCTGTCGCGGATATCGCGCGGTGCAGCAGGCGTAGCTTGTCTGGCGGTTTCTGGCGTCGATGAAGCGCTAGATGATGCATGCTGAATTTCGGGCGATGCCGCGTTTTCCTCTGACCCAGAGAGTGCCGAAGAATCTCCGAATGACTTCTTATAAAGGTAATGCCAGATAGCCGCTCCAGGAAGGAGTGAGAGATCCTTTTCGGCATGTACGGCATCGGCCCCAACACCAGATGCTGACGCCAGCCATCCCGAAGCAGAACTAAGTCCCCTGCTGAAGTATGTCGTAGCGTCAGTGCCCATGGCATTCCAATTGGTTTTCACCAAGGCCATGTTTTCATTGCCGGTCTTGGTTGCATGCTCGTCACCCATATAATTCTGATTGAGCTGAGCGTGATTCATTTCGGCCATTTCCTTGATCTGGCCGTCCGTAGCATGCTTCATCCAATCGAGCATGCTTTCGGCAAGTTCGCTGTTCTTGCCAAAGACCTTGCTGACGAAAGTGTCGAATTCCTCTTTTCCCATTGACTGCCTGGCATGGGCCAGCGCAGACATTTCCTTCATGATGTTGATGCCGCCATTTTGGTAAAAGTTGGCTTGGCCGTTTGTGTACAAGCCTAGGCGATTGCCAGCCTCGATTCTCTCCTTGTCCTCCTTGGAGTTACCAGACAACTGTTGAGGCAAATTCTTTGCCAGCAGGTCGTTCAACATCTCGCCGCCTTTGCCGTCGGCGAGGCCCTCTTTTCCAGCGAAGGCGGCGAAGTACAAATTGTCTTCCCGGGTTTGCTCGTTCGACCGCATGAAGTTCGGCATGTCGTGCAAGGTTTCTTTCAACTTGTCCGAACTGACCTTGGCTTCCAGCCTTGCCATCGTGAACGCATGCAGATAAGACGCGATCTCGCCCTTGCCCTCGATACCTGCATCCTTTATCGCTTCGGCCATTGTCGCCGTCACTTCGACGAAGTTCTCGCCGGTACGCCTGCTGACGGTTGCCGCATTTTCCTCATACAGCGACGATTGCTCTTCGAACTCGTCGTACGATTGATGACCCACGACTTCACTGCGCCTCTTGCGTGCTTCGGCAATCTGCCCCATGTCGCCATTCAATACCGACTTGACGTCGGACGACACGCTCATCTCACTGTCATGCGCGCGATGCATCATCTCCGACATCTTGTCCGGTGGGATGTTGAAATTCAACATGAGACTCTTATTGCTGTCTTCCATGTTGAAGTTAGTCTTGATGCCTTCCTTGCCAGCATCCAGCAGCACCTTACCCGCTTTGATCGCAAGCGAGGCAATCGGCGCCAAACGGCTTGCTCCTACAAGCGCCGCTTCAGCCAAGCCGCCTTCCGCAGCCCCACCTTCAAGCACAGTTGCGCCAGCTTTTTCTGCAGCGCCCCCGGCTGATTCTTTCTTTGCAAGAGTTGGTACTTCCAACGGCCGGAAACTACTGTTCCGCAACGAGGGGGTCCTGTTAATGCGCGCATAGGCCGCTGCGGCCTCTTGCGCGCTTTTCGCAAACGCCTCCGAATGCTTCGCCAGACTCTCGACACGGCCTACCGTTTCCGCCAAGCCTTCGCCCTTGAAAATCTCACTCGCTGATTTCGAAGCCTCTTCGAATTTTTCGCCGAGTTCTTCGCCCAGCTTGACAAGTTCCTTCAAGCCCGGCGTAAATTTCTCCATCCCCTCGCCCGCTTTGTCGAGCGCTTCGATGGCTTTAGTCAGCGCCGATGTAAACTTGTCTTCCAACTCCAGTTCGACGCTGACCTTATATCCGTCACTCATGATTCACCTGCCAATGTAGCCGTTAAACTTTCGCCGATTTGTTTCTTGATTTCCGGAATGGAGCACAGCAACGCCGGTTGCAACAAAGGATAAGGCGCTTGCCTGGCGCTGCCGCTTTCTCGCTCAACGACATCAGCGGAATCGGAACCGATCACAAAGGCGTCGCCGCGCAATGCGAAGGCTATCGTTTGCGCGGCGCTATCTTCGCTCTCGGCGTCGGTGTCATCGCCATCCAATTGCGCATTCAATTCCTCTGTCAATTTCTTTGCGCTCGACTTCAACACCGTCTGAATATCTTCGCGGGCAGAACTCAAACTGACCTTGAAAGCTTCATTGAGCGCCTTGAACGATTTGATATCTTTCATATCCGCCTAGGCCTTGTTCGATTCCCATTCCATGCGTCGCCAATTGAATTTACCGCCTTCCAACTCGCCGATAGCGACGCAATAAGCCAGCAATTCAATCGACGACAAATTGGTCGCCACTTCCCAAGGGACACCGGACTTAGTCAGGCGCAGCACCTGACGCAATCCGGGGTCCGCCGCTATTTTTTTGCGGTGCCGACCTCATTCTTACGCGTGAAGTGTTCCTCGATACCCTTCGACACGGCGCTGATGCCATCGTCATCCAAACGCGTCACCAAACCTTCGATCTGCAACTTGCTCGTCGGCTGTGGCACCGGCACGTCGTCGATGGACGCCACCCACATCAGTGGAATACACATGTTCAGATAGATGCGGTTTTCGGCAGAGTCGCCAATGGCATCGACCAGCTTGTATTGCGCCAGCACATTAGGCCGCTTGATGCCGATCACCTTGCCGCCCGTTGACGTAACGTGCACGACGCCGTCATGCTTGATTTCTTCGCTCATGCTTTCTCCCTTATGCCAGTTTCACGCGCGTCGATGCAAGGAAGGACACCTTCTGCACCACATTCTTTTCGACTTCGTAATCGCCCGCATCGTCGTAGTACAACACCACACCTTGATATTGATAGGTGCTGACGGTGCCATCGACTTCATTGATGGTTTGCTGGATGAAACCGGGCGGTTGATTCGCGCCTGCGTAATACGCGGCTTCCATATCGGCGAAATATTTGTCCAACCTGCCATCGGCACGCGACACTTCGAAGCTGCCTTCCCAACCGTCTTCCATGAAGCTCAGATGAATCGGCAAGCCGCCCAGCGGTTTGACGGTCAACTTCTTCGCGATTTTCTTCGACGTGAATTTCGTCAGCGTCGGCAACGACAAGATCTTCCCCGCCCCGGTATGAATATCGAAGCGTGCGTCATTACCGATGTTTAAGCCTGATTGCGGCATGTATAACTCCTGTTGATGGATTTCTATAAGACTGTTGCAACTAGACGAACGCAATGAGCCGCATAACCGCAAACTCATCGCCTCATTCGTCGCTTAAACCGGATTGACGGTGACCGACTGGCCACCTTCAATATTGACCAGGAAGTAGCGCACGATGCTCAGGTAAGTCACCATCACATTCGCTTGCATGTAGCCCAACGCGACCTGGCTCATCGGATTGTTGGCGGCATTGATCTGCACGCTCCACGCAGGTGCGGTCGGGCTGTTGACATTGCCAATCATGTTTTGCGCTTGCAGGTTGGCGAAGAAGCCATCCAGCGCACCCTTGACGTTGCGACGCAGATCGACCGTCTGTACCTTGCCCGGTACATAGCCGAAAGCGGACGCCACCGTGAACGAGATATAGTTCGTCATGCGCGTATAGTTGTCGCCATTGGTGCTGCTATTGGACGACACGTTTTGCCCGGTACGGCAAGCAAAGATATTGCCCGCCGGTGCACCCAGCGTCAGCACATCGAGTCGTGCCTGCGTGCATTGCGCAATCTCGGCATCGCTGTACGGCAGGTTCTGCAAGCTGCGCTGCGTGGCGATCACACCTGCAATCGGTGCATTCAAGATCGATTTCTCCGGGCTCGTCGCTGCTTGCAGGGCCGAGGTGAACGTCGCTGGCGACAGCATGCGCTGCACGCCATTGGTCGCATCCTGCCAATAGCACCAGTCGCCGACCAGGCAATTCATACCATAGCCGTCGATGCCTGCAGTGACCAGATTGGTCGCGCTATTGGTGATGCCGACACCAGGCGGATTTGCGGTGTGGAAGTAGATGCCTTCCTGTAGACCCAGTGCTAATTGCGAAGTCCACGTCGTCGATGTTTGACAATCGACCAGATTCGCGACTTGCACGCCAGTCTTGCGCAAGGCATACATGCCGGTGCGCGTCAGGCCATCCGTACCGACCAATGTCAGATCGGTGACACCAGTCGCGCCGTCGGTACCGCCCAAGAAAGAAGTCGTACCGCCTGCGCTCAGGATAGGCGCGGCAGTCGAAGGGCCTGCCGTGGCGACGACAAGCTGTGACGGGCCGCGCACGCCTGACTGTCCATAGTTCACAGCCTGCGCAGCGTTAGCCCAGAAGGTTGCACCAGTGCCCGGAATGTTATCGAACACTTCTGGCGTATAGCCTGCGCGCTGTATCTGCAGTCGGTAGGTATTGTTTGCGGTGCCTGGAACGATGCTGGTGGTAAGCGTGTTGCCAACCACACCGGAATACAACGCGGTCAAGGTGAGACCGGTTACCGGTGTGCTGGCGACGTCTTTCAGTGTCGCGCTTGCCGCAGTGTCAGTGCCATCAGTCACACGCACCAGTACGAAATTCTGCACATTGTTTTGCACGCCGACTGCCACCGCAGTTGCCAGATCGCGCCCACGGAAAGTGACATTACCAATCGCCTGCTGCGCCTGTGCGTTATTGCCGATCCCCTTGATCGGCGCATTCACCGGCCCCCAGGAACCGACACCGACCAGGCCCAAGCCATCGGTCGGCACGCCGTTGATGTAATTGACACCAGGCGGCTGGATGATGACGTACAAATCCGGCGCCTGCAGCGCCGTCGTGTTCAGTTGTCCTGCTTGATAAACGGGCATTACTCAGCCTCCAGAAATAAAAATAGCCGCACAGTCGCGGCTGAATCAAAATAAATTTGCTGCAATCGCGCTAAGGCATCAGCGTGCAATGGCTCAAGTGCCAGAATTGATGCGATTGCACGAACCGGCATTTTCGCCAGCCAAAACGGCGGCGATTTCTTTGGCGTCTTCGATGCGCGCGCCTTTGTTGTAGGTTCCAAAAGGATGGATCACGATCAGGTGATGTTGCGCGTCTGTTGTCGCTACTGCTATGTTTTGCGCAGCATTGCTGGCGTCATTCTTTGCCATGGTGTCCTCAAATGTTGATGTTGATAGTACTACCCGCCGTAGGCGTCACGCCAACGGCAAAATCGGTGATGGTGTTATCGGTCTCAGTGGCAATCGTCACGTATTCAACTTCGTAACGTAGGTCGCGCCGATAGATGCGTTGTTTCACGAGGAAGTCGGTTTCCTGCGTGCCACGATAGATCATGCGCGCCATGGTGCCGTCGGGCAGCACGATGCGCTTCATGCTCTTGAAGCTGCTGTCGACTGCCTGCATGATCGCATCGCGTATCGCTGGTGTCGGGCACCACGCCGTCACCATGAAGCTGCGCGATTGTCGCGCCACTTCGGACTGCATCGCCACCGGCACCGACACTGCGACTTCAATATCGAAGGCGCCATTGACGGTGACCACGGAACCGCTTACTGTCGATCCCAGTATCTGTGCAGACAATGCCTGCGCAATCGTTATCGCGGTGTCGGTGGCAATCACGCTATGACTGAATGCGTGATAATTAACGAACAGTGTTGCCACCTCGCCCGCCTTGATCGAACCGCCTATCGTGACTTGGTTACCGCTCACGCTCAGGCTCAATTGCGCGGCCGGTATCGTGGTGGCGATCTCCATCTGTGGCATGAAGCGCGTGGTATTGGTTTCCGTGTCCTTCATCGGGTACACGGTCACCATGGCATTGCCTGCCGCCATGATGGCGTCGAGTTGTGTCGGCACCGGCCAACCGGTAGCTGTCGTGACGGTCACGCCAGCAACACTCGCCTGCGATGCGCCGTTCGGATAGATCGCCGTCGTCGCCAGGCTAGCCAGCGTGTTGTTGACATCGGATAAGTCTGCCATTACGCATGCTCCTCGGTTGCCAGAATGCGCCATCCCATATCGCTCAATTCCGCTGCCGCAATCGCATAGTTTCGACCGATATCGTCCTGCAAAATATCGGACTCGCTGATCGTGATCGGCACAGATGCAGGCAACAAAATCTCGTAACCCGCCCCCTTGACATCGGAAGGCAGACCGTTGTCTTTATCACCCTTGCCGCCCAGGCGTATCGACGCAGGCCAGCCAGACATAAAGGAACCCAGCGCCCCCGACG